AATCAGTTTTGAAACGTTATGTTTCTCCATAAACTCACTCATATCAACTCTGATTATTTTCTCAGGATCGTTAAATAGTGTCTCTGCGAGTGTTTTTGCTAAATGAGTTTTACCTACACCTGTTGAACCCAAGAACATAAATGAACCAATAGGTTTATTGGAACCTCTCACACCAACTCTATTTCTTCTAATCGCCTTAGAGATGGTTGATACCGCATCTTCTTGACCTATAACTTTTTTGGTTATAAGGTTTTCTAAGTTGAGTAGGTTTTTTGATTCCTTAGTGTCAAGTTTATTGATAGGGACACCAACAGTATCACTAATCATTTCATAGACATCCTCTACCGATACAGGTTTCTTATTCAACTTCTGTTCGTCATTCCACTTTTTCTTTTCGTTGTCTAACTTTTTAATAACCTTCTTTTCTTGATCTCTTAAGTTTGCTGCCAATTCGTAATTCTGTTCCTTGACGACTTCGAGTTTCTGTAGTTTTATATCATCTGCCTCTTTCTTCAATTTCTCAATTGACTCAGGTACTTTAACAGTAATCTTTTTTTCAGATCCTAACTCATCTAATATATCAATCGCCTTATCAGGAAATTGTTTATCTGTAATATATCTCTTTGAAAGTTTTACAATCGTTTCGATGACATCTTTGGTATAAAGTACTCTATGGTAATCTTCATACGATGGTTTTAGATTCTTAAGTATTTCTGTGGTTTCATCAGGAGTTGGTTCTCTAAGAATTATCTTTTGGAACCTCCTAACTAATGCACCATCTTTTTCAATGTTCTTTTTGAATTCGTCAAAGGTTGTTGCTCCGATACATTGGATTTCACCTCTCGCTAATGCGGGTTTCAAAATGTTCGCAGCATCCATAGAACCTGACGCATTACCTGCACCCACCATAGTATGTAATTCATCAATGAATACAATAACATTTGGTGCGTCTTCTAACTCATTCAGTATCGCCTTGATTCTTTCTTCAAACTGACCTCTATATTTTGTTCCCGCTACTAACGCGGTAAGGTCGAGTGCCATAATACGTTTATCCAACAAATTAGTTGGACATATTCCTTGGGTGATCATGATTGCAAGTTTTTCAACAAGTGCAGATTTACCAACACCCGCCTCACCTACAATTACGACATTATTCTTTTTCTTTCTTGATAGAATTCGGGCAATTCTCATCACCTCTTTATCTCTACCGATAATTGGGTCGATTAAACCCTCACTTGCAAGTTTAGTTAAGTCTCTTGAAAAGTTGTCGAGAACAGGAGTGTTACTATTCTTCTTACCTTTTCTTTGACTTTGACCTTCATCCTTGTCTTCATAAAAATCTATGGACATACTCTTTCGTTTTAAAAAAAGATACACAAAATTATACCAAATGTCAACCTCGACAACTATCAAAATGAAAAGTGTCAATATGTCACATATAATTGTTATATTTGTGACATAATAACAGGTTTTACGAATTGGTACGTATTTGGTACCGTAAGATTATAAATAAACAATTAAAAATTTAAACACATGTTATTATTTAAAAGAGACCCTTTTTTTAATTTGGTTGGAGAGTTTTTTAACGACCATAATGTAACCTTCAATGGTTCAGTAAACGTATTAAAGAATGTTACGGAAAACGAATACGAATTAGAGTTTGTTTTACCAGGACTTTCTAAAGAAGATGTTAATGTGGTTGTAGAAGACAATAAACTAAAAGTATCTTACAAAGATGAGGAAAACGAAAATTCATTTGTTGGGACATTCGAAAGATCTTACGAATTACCTGAGGATGTAAATCAAAGTAAGATTACCGCAAAGTCTCAAGACGGTATTTTGAAAATCACAATACCAAAATTGAAGAAGTCTTCCAAACAACGAACTATCTCAATCAAATAAATTAAACCCCCTTAATTGGGGGTTTATTTTTTTATAGATATTTATTTAGTACATCAGACTAACTTGATTTTGTCTTGAATAATTGTTATAATTAATATAAAACAAAATAGTATGGCAATTACATCGGAAAAAATCGACGGGAAGAATATTCTTGTAGAGATTCAATCATCGAATTTACAGTCTGCGTCTTATAATACTGAAGACGAAACATTACAGGTCACTTTCAAGAGTGGTGGTGTTTATGAGTATTATAAAGTTCCGTGGCAAAAGTTCACAAAACTTAGAATGGCGGAATCGCAAGGTAGGTTTTTCAATTTAAATATATCGAAGACCTACGAGTACAAGAAATTGAAATGAAAAACAACACGATTGTTGATGAATTAATTGAAGAGATCGGAAACAACCAAGAGATTGTTAAATCTTTTGAAATAAGAGATTCACTATCTGAAGATATTTTTGAAAATAAGGATGGTGAATTTTCTATGCATGATGAAATTAGAGATAGGTTAGTTGAGGTTACTGAAAAATTCATGGATTTCTTAGACATTGAGTTTTTTATACACGATATCATTCTAACAGGTTCACTATCAAACTACAATTGGTCCAAATATTCAGATGTCGATTTACACATATTGATCGACTACAATGAGACAGAATATAATTTAGATCTATTGAAAGGGTTTTTTGATAGTAAAAGAAGTTTGTGGAACAAACAACACGAAATTTTAATAAAAGGGTTTGATTGTGAGATCTATGTCCAAGACGTAAGTGAGAAACATACAGCGTCAGGAATATATTCGGTATTGAATAACAAGTGGGTTGTTGAACCTAAGAAAACAATACAATCAATCGATAAAGATATGATCATAAAAAAGGCATCCATTTTCGAAGATAAAATCGACGAGATAGAAGAAAACTTCTCTAAAGGTGAGGATGTAAGTGATGATATTCTTAAAACCAAAAAGAAGTTAAAAAAGTTTAGACAAAGTGGATTAGATAAAGGAGGTGAGTTTTCTTATGAGAATCTTGCGTTCAAATTACTTAGAAGAAACGGATATATAGGTAAGTTATTGGACATCCAAACTAAAACCACAGATAAGAAATTATCTATAGCACAACAATAAACGATATTTTTTTCTCGATATTGTTGTATTTATAGAATAAGAATAAGTTATTAACAAATATTTGTAATATGTCAGATCTTAAACCATTAGGTAGTGAAAGATTATCTGGTGACGATAAAATTAAAAGAATCATGGAGATTGCCAATTATGGTAGATCCAAGAATACTGTCACCGAAAATAAAAACTCTTCTATTGAATTCTCAAAAGAATCTGAGAATGGAACTTACGGTATCGTAAAAGAGAAAGATGGTTACTATGTAAAAAAAGGACTTAACGAAAGTACTTTAGATTACATTGGTGGAATCTTCATGAAGAATAAGAATCGTTTTAGTTCTTACGCTGAGGCGTTAAAAAGATTAGAACTTATCAGTGGACAAGAGTCACTGAACGAAGCGAAGAAATACGTTTTAAAATCAAAGAGTAAACCTGAAGAGGCGGTAGCACCTGAAGCACCGATTGAGGATATTCCTGCACCTGTTGCAGAACCTGAAATTGGTCCTGAACCTGAAGAGGCACCTGTTGACGATTTACCACCTGCAGATGCGGGAATTGAAGGTGATGAGGAAGGTGAAGAAGATGGTAAAAGATCAGACTACATGGCTGAGGTACAAAAGTTCTCAGGGAAATTAGGACAGGCGTTAAGAGACGTTAAAGAAAGAATGGAAAGTGACGACATCAAATATGTTATTAATATGGTTCTCTCGGCAGTCAATCTTGACTCACTTGATGAGGATGATAGAGAAGAAATTGCAGAAAAATTCGAACCAAAAGATGATGATTTCAGTGGTGATGTTGAATCAAGTGATGAATTACCATCTGTAGACGACGAACTACCTTCTGATGATGGTGGAGAAGAAGAAGTGGATGAAATCATGGATAAACTTGAGAGTTTTGTTAACGACGAACCTATTATTCAAAAAGAAGAATTACCTGAAGATGAGAAATCAATCGAAGACTACGCAGATCTTAGTGTTAAACACGAAGAAGAAGTAGGTGAAGGTGATACTAATGAAATAGAAGAAATTGGTGAAATAGATTTGGATGAGCTTAAGTCGGAAATCAACAAACACGTTGACGAGACTATAAGCAAATATTTCGAATAAGATGAGACTAATCTATATCAATGAGATTGGGTCTGACTATAAAGGACAGAAACAATACGAATTCATTTTTAGTAAACATACTGAGTTTGATATAGATGAATGGTATCACATTCCTGCATCCTCTTATCCTGATTCACTATCCCCCGATTTAGAATATGTTGATTTAGTTGGTGTTTTAAAGAACACTAATATTGATTTGGATCTCGTACAGAAGTCTGATTATTTCGGTATAATCGACGCTGTTGACGGTGTCATATCTTTAGGTTGGGAGAGATTTGATGAGGAAGGTGAAGAAGATAGACTTACATTTTCATTTGGTGAAGAAATAGATAGTGTCAAAGAGAAATTACAAAGTAGGGGTTATAACCTTATAAACGAAGAACTAAAATATAATTTAGGGGTATGAAAAATAGAAAACAGATTATCAATAAACTCTTGAATGAGGGTTTATCAGAGAAATTTTTAAGTGGATTAAATGATAAACAGTTGACTGAATTATCTGAAAGATTGATATCAGAACAAACTTTGAATATTCCTAAAGATGATAACCAAGCCATAGAAAAGGCAAAGAATGACAATAAAACTTTTGTAACCTATGAAGAAGATCAAACAGACATTGATGAAGAAAGCGATTGTGATGAGTGCCAAGAAAGTGTTGAAGAAGATCAAGAAGAAATTAACGAGTGGGTTGAAGGATTAGTAAAAGAAAAATACTATCCTGGTGTAACAACCAAAGAGGAGATTTTCGAGATGATCGGATCACTATCTGATTCGGCAGACCGTTTAGTAGATGCACAGAGTATGTTCGATGTAGATGAACAACAACCCGCACCCACTAAACCTGATGTTGACACACCTACAAGGGAGAAACCGAGTAAACCGAGTAGAGAAAATCCTTTCAAACCAAAACATAAACCAAAACCAAAGGCAAGATTACCTAAAGTATTATCATTTGACGCAATTGGTATCAATTTAAAACAAGCTGCGGAATGATAACTAAAAAGAAATTATTAGAAACAATCAAAGATCTCAAAGAGGCACCAATAGATTATGGTGATGGTCCTGAGAGAATTGAAAAAGGTATCGAAGACAAATTAAGAGATAGAGAGACTCCTTTTAAGGATAACCCATCTTTTCCTGAAGAACAACCTGACGGGTTACCTTCTAATTGGGAGGAACTATTAGCATCTAAAAGATTCAAAGATGTTGTACAGAAGGTCAAAAGGTATACAGGATTTGAGGGTGATGTTAGTTCACAAACTTCATTAATGTCACTACAACAAACATTAATGAGTACTCTTAGATCTGTTATGTCTTTTGAAGTGGAGAACAAAGAATACTTAGAAAACTTAGCGGTAGAATTAGTAAAGAAAGAAATGGCACTTCCTGAAGGTCAATTACAATTTGATGCTAAGATAGTACCTATGGGTGGTATTGATCCTGAGGGTTTCCAAATGCAAGGTGAAGATCCAAGTGAAGAAGAAGTTGAACAACAATTTGGTGTTGATACTGAAAGTGCAGAAGATGATGTTGAGGAGTTTATCACTGCCATGGAAAAATTTGATGCTGAGACCGCTAAAAGAAGATTTATAAACGCGTTAATTCAAGGAGCGTCTAAAAAAGGACATTATATGTTTGAATTAGTTGCAAATGAGTTAACGGAAAGAAACCCTAACATTGTTAGTCAATATGGAGTTCTGATGTCAGTAAATGATTTAATGTATTGGATTTTACCTGACGGTGTTATTGAAGGTCAATTCGGTCAAGGTGGTTTCGCAGGAAAAGAAGAGGTCGATACTGAAACCGATCCACCAACAGTAAAGGCGAGGGCGGTATTTTTCCCCGCACTTGTACACGAACTAATTAAAGGTGTGATGGAAATTTTAGGTACTCAAGGATTACCTGATGATCCAAGATCTGCAGAAATGGTCATGAGTAAAACAGACACTATACCTTCAGAGATTTGGGACTTACGATTAGGTCCTATCATATGGGAAAAATTCTATGAGTCATATCCAAATAAATTATTCGACGAGGATTTAAGATATATCCAAAATTATCTTTTCTCAAGATTCTCGGCATTAGATACACAAGAATTCTTCAAAGTTGCAAAAGAAATACTTAGAGGAAGTGAACTTGGTAAAGACATTGTAAATAAAATGGTTAATCAAATCATTGATGATCTGAAGAGGGAAGATTATGAAGAAGCCGAATATAATAGAGAGGTCGGAGATGATGATGACGATGGTTTAAGTGGTTTCTTAGGTTCTTTGGGAATCACCCTTGGACCTGAGGACGACAACTAATCTACACGATTTAGAGGAAAGTGGTCAAGAGACCACTTTTTTTATATTTATAGGATATGGATAAACAGAAATTAATACAGTTAAAGGAGTACGCTAAGATCATGAAGGACACTCCTTATGCTCTGAAAACTTATCTTACTACATATGATAATACACAGAAGACATATGTACCATTAGAGTTATTTCCTGACCAAATACAACTTATAAAAGATTACGATAATTACAATGAAAATATTACTCGTAAGTACAGACAGGCGGGTGTTTCCACAGTAACAGCGGCGTGGATATCAAAAAAAATACAAACTGCGAGTCCTGACAACCCTGAGAGGGTTTTGATTATTGCGAACAAAAGAGATACCGCAATAGAAATGGCTAATAAGGTTAGAAGTTTCTTAGACCAATGGCCTGAGTGGATCAATGTTGGGTTTTCTGCAGACAAAAACTCTGAAAGTCGGTATAGAATGAATAACGGTTGTGAAGTTAAAGCCGTTGCAACATCAGCAGACGCATTACGTGGATACACACCAACAGTACTTGTTTTTGACGAGGCGGCATATATTGAAGCGGGTGAAGATTTTTGGGCGGCTTGTATGGCATCCCTATCTACAGGTGGTAAGGTTATATTGATTTCAACACCTAACGGTCACGATCCAATTTATTACGGTGTTTATGACCAAGCGTTAAGAGGAATGAATGATTTTAAAATCACCGATTTGAGGTGGTTTAAGGATCCTCGATATGCAAGTGATCTTAAATGGATTAAATGTGAGGATATAATTCATTATATGTTGAATAGAGAACAATATAATGATGAAGAAGTAGTACTTGAACAAGGTTGGGAAGGTTATGAACAATTACTCGAAGATGGATATAAACCATATTCTCATTGGTTTGAGAATATGGCGAAAAAATTCAAATATGATAAACGAAAAATCGCACAGGAATTGGAGTGTGACTTCCTTGGTTCTGGTGATGGTGTTATCCCAAATAGTGTACAGGACACGATAAGAAAAACTATGATTAAAGACCCCATAGAAAAATACATGCAGGGCACATTTTGGTTATGGAAAGAACCTATAGAGGGTCATAGATATATTATGGGGGTTGATGTCTCAAGAGGAGATAGTGCGGATTCATCATCCATATGTGTTATAGACTTTGATGAGAATGAACAAGTTGCGGAATACGTTGGTAAAATACCACCCGATGATTTAGCATCCATAGTTTATAAATGGGGAACATTATATAAGGCATTTGTTGCGACAGATATTACAGGTGGTATGGGTATTGCGACATCACGTAAGTTACAAGAGATGGGTTATAAAGACCAATACATCGACGGAGTAAACTCTAATAATATTTGGAAGTATAACAAGAAAGCACAAGAAAAAATACCAGGAATTAATTTTAATAATAAACGAACTCAAATAGTTGCATCCTTTGAGGAGAGACTAAGACACGGTTTTGTGGTTAGATCATCAAGACTATTGAACGAGTTGAATACTTTCGTTTACATAAATGGAAGACCAAACCACATGAAAGGTGCACACGATGATGCAATCATGGCTATGGCAATCGCAATGTACGTCGGTGATATTTGTTTTACACAGTTAAAAAGAAATGACTCCGCCAACAAAGCGATGTTAGACTCATGGGTACTTTCTGAAAGAACTTATGAAACTAAGAAATCATTTTATTCACACGGTACCGCCTTTGATGCGGTCGGATCCATGGCAACAGACCAAGGTTCAATACCAATGAATCCGAATGGTGACGGTAATATGAGTCTTGAACAATACAAAGAATACATGTGGTTATTTGGTAATCGCACTAAACAGGTTTAAAAATTGAAAAAAATTTCTTATATTCTAATGTATAATATTTATTAATATGGCCAAACAGAATCTAACAGTTTATCAAAGACTTACAAAGGTGTTCGGGTTTACCGCAGAGAAACCGACTTCACCTCAATATAAGTTTGATAGAGATCAAATCCTTAAGACAGATAGTAGAGAGGATTTCGAAAGAGAAATGTTGCAACAGCAACAATCACAATATATTGCGGATAAATGGACAAAACTTGACCAATCACTTTACAACCAATCAGTATATTATGAACCAAATAGATTGGCGGCGTATTATGATTATGAATCAATGGAGTTCACTCCCGAAATATCTGCGGCATTAGACATCTATTCTGAGGAATCCACAACTTTATCAGAAAAGGGTGAAATACTTACAATATACTCTGAATCAAAAAGAGTTAAAAATATATTATCTGACTTATTCTATAACATTTTAGATATCAACACTAACCTACAAATGTGGTGTAGAGGGACTTCGAAATATGGTGACAACTTTGTTTACTTAAAAATCGATCCGAGTAAAGGTGTTATAGGTTGTCAACAGTTACCTAATATTGAAATTGAGAGACAGGAGGGGGCAGCATCACAGGTACACAAATCAGAACAACCTTCAGGAGTTCAAATGCCAAGTAGAGAACTTAGATTTACTTGGAAGAATAAAGATATGGAATTTCAAGCGTGGGAAGTCGCACACTTTAGATTATTAGGTGATGACAGAAAACTACCATATGGTACATCCATGTTGGATAAAGTTAGACGTATATGGAAACAGTTACTTCTTGCGGAAGATGCGATGTTAATCTATAGAACGTCAAGAGCACCTGAAAGAAGAGTCTTTAAGGTATTCGTGGGTAACATGGATGATAAAGATATTGAAGCATACGTACAACGTATTGCAAACAAATTTAAGAGAGATTCAATCGTAGACCCTAAAAACGGTCAGGTTGATATGAGATACAATCAGATGGCTGTTGATCAGGATTATTTTATTGCTGTCAGAGATCCATCACAAACTTCACCAATTGAAACTTTACCAGGAGCACAGAACTTAGGTGAGATAGCAGATATTGAATACATTCAAAAGAAATTATTGGCTGCATTGAGAATACCTAAAGCGTTCTTAGGTTTTGAAGAAATTGTTGGTGAGGGTAAGAGTCTTGCATTAATGGATATTCGTTTTGCAAGAACAATCAACAGAATACAAAAGTCGTTGATTCAAGAACTTAATAAGATTGCATTAGTACACTTGTATTTGTTAGGTTTAGAAGATGAATTAGATAATTTCACATTATCATTGACTAATCCATCAGCACAATCAGATCTATTAAGAATTGAACAATGGAAAGAAAAAATAACTCTATATAAAGATGCAACTTCCGACCAATCACAGATTGGTATACAACCTGTGTCACACACATGGGCTAAGAAAAATATTCTTGGTATGAGTGATAATGACGTGGTTCTTGATTTACAACAACAAAGACTCGAAAGGGCTTTAGGTGCTGAGTTGGGTATCACTCAAAATATTATCAAAAGAACAGGAGTATTTGATGAAGTTGATAAGAAGTATGGAATACCTGAAGAAGAAAGACAAGCAATGGATGATTCAGGTCAAGTCGCACCTGCGGATAGTGGGGGTGGAGACGACTTCTTAGGTGGAGGAGGAGGTGGAGACACCGCACCACCACCACCGCCAGATGATGCACCTTTAAGTGAAGGTCAAAAATCGAAAAAGACTAAAATATTA